AGTTTGTGATGATTGTGGAGAAGTACATGGTGAAGAAGCAACCCCTTTTAAAGATAAAGATATGGTAAATCATCCTGAACATTACAATAAAGGTAAATATGAAACCTATGATGTAATTGTAGATACATTGGGTAAACATGAAGCTATATCTTATTGTCAAGGTAATGTACTTAAATACATTATGAGGATGTGGAACAAAGATAGACCTTTACAAGATGCAGAAAAAGCAGAGTGGTATTTAAAAGCTATGATAAAGTTATTAAAAGAAACTAAGGGAGTTAATTGGTAATGGATAAGATAAAGTTAGATTTATCTAGGGACAAGTTGCTATCAGAACAAGCAACACAATTGCTAAAAGATTATTATATGATTAAAGGAGAGTCTTCTCCACAAGAAGCTTTTGCTAGAGCAGCACTTGCTTATTGTGATGGTGACTACAAGTTTGCTCAAAGAATCTATGACTATGCTAGTAAGCAATGGTTTATGTTTGCTAGTCCAGTTCTTAGTAATGCTCCTAGATGGGGTGAATCATTCAAGGCTCTACCAATTAGTTGTTTTCTTTCTTATGTAGGTGATACATTAGATGATTTAATTTCACACAATACAGAAGTTGCATGGTTATCCGTAAAAGGTGGTGGGGTTGGTGGTCATTGGTCGAATGTAAGGGCGGTCAGTGACAAAGCACCAGGACCAATCCCCTTCCTCAAAGTTGTAGATAGCCAAATGACTGCATACAAACAGGGCAAAACTAGAAAGGGAAGCTATGCTGCGTACTTGGATATTGACCATCCTGACATTATTGAGTTTATTAATTTCAAGTTGCCTACTGGCGGTGATGCTAATCGTAAGTGTTTCAACTTATTCAATGCTGTTAATGTTACCAATAAGTTTATGAAACGACTTGAGGCTGATGAAATAATTGAACTGAAAGATCCTCATACAGGTCTATATAGAGATAAAATTAGAGCTAGAGAGTTATGGGAACGTGTACTTGAGACTAGATTTAGAACAGGTTCTCCATATATTAACTTTATAGATACAGCTAATGAAGCTATGCCTGATGCTTTAAAAAAGCAAGGTTTAAAAATTCATGGTAGTAACTTATGTAATGAGATACACTTACCTACTAATGAAGACCGAACTGCAGTTTGTTGTCTTTCTTCCGTTAATCTAGAAAAGTATGATGACTGGAGAAAAACATCTATGGTTAGAGATCTTATTCGTTTTTTGGATAATGTACTTCAGGCATTTATAGATAATGCACCTAAAGAAATAATAAAAGCTAAAAAGAGTGCTCTTCGAGAGAGATCATTAGGGTTAGGTGCTATGGGATTTCATGGTTATTTGCAAAAATACAACACATCATTTGAAAGTCCTATAGCTAAATCATTAAATAAAAGAATGTTTAAGTATATAAAAGATGAAGCCTTATTGGAAACAAAGTTACTTGCAACAGAACGTGGTTCTCCAGGTGATCTTTTTGGGACCAATGTTCGTAATGCACATCTTCTTGCTGTTGCTCCTAATGCTAATAGCAGTATTATATGTGGGTGTACGGCTAGTATCGAACCTATTAAATCGAATGCGTACGTTCATAGGACAAGGGCAGGATCACACTTAATTAAAAATAAATATTTAACTACTGTATTAGATAAGTATGATTCTAATAATGAAGATACATGGCAAAGCATTATTATTAATGAAGGATCTGTGCAGCATTTAGATTTTTTATCCGATTATGAAAGAGATATATTTAAAACAGCTTTTGAAATAGATCAAGCATGGGTAATAGAACACGCAGGTGATAGACAAGATTATATATGTCAAGGGCAATCAGTTAATTTGTTTTTTCCTGCAGGAAGTGATAAGAGTTATGTAAATTCAGTGCATATAAAAGCATGGAAGAAAAAGTTAAAAGGGCTTTACTATCTTCGTACTAGTTCTGGTAATCAAGCAGAAAAAGTTAGTACACAAGTCCAACGAAATGCATTGAAAGATGCAGAGGAGTGTATAAGTTGTCATGGATAAAAGAAAGAAGTTTGATTATAAATTATTTAAAGCTAATGATGAGTTAGCTAGAAGTGTTGGTAAAACATATTGGAACTCATTAGGCAGAGTTGCTATAGACAACCCTGATAAATATGGGCCTGACTTAGTTGTTGATGGAGAATTTTATTGTGAGATGGAAATTAAACGGGCATGGAAAGGTAAAGACTTTAAATATAAAACTTGCCAAATACCACACAGAAAAGCTAAGTATTTGGACAAAGATAAGTACAATATGCAGACACATTTTCTCATCCTTAATAATGAACAAGAATATGCTTTCTTTATTAAAGGAGAAGATGTTGAAGCATCGCCAGTAGTAGAGGTGCCTAATAGGTATGTACCTTCAGGTGAAATGTTTTTTCAAGTGCCATTGAATAAATTAAAATTAGTGGAATTAAAAAATGATAAAAATGACAAAACCAACAAAAAGTAAAAAAGATAGTAAAGTTGATGTAGATTCAGTGGAAGTTATACACTGGAGAGATGCTTTATCAGATCATGGTTGGAGTGAAACTAGAGAAACAGAACTTGCAGAAGTAGTATCTGTAGGTTTTTTAGTAGCAGAAGATAGAAAAGCAGTATGTATTGCAACAACTTGGGCCGAACCAGAAAGTAATGGTCGGATGAATATACCAAAGGGATGGATTAAAAAGAGATACAAAGTAGATATAAGGGAAAAAGAAACAGTATTAACTACAATGTCGTTGCCAAAAAACAACTTGCAAAACACATAGTTTTCTGTAAAACTATTTCTACCCTTTAAAAGATACATTCGTATCTTATATACCCCTTTAATAACATGGAGATAAAACTATGAGCTTATTGTCACCTACAGAAACGTACAAGCCCTTTAAATACCCTTGGGCTGTAGACTATGCAATTAAATCAGAGAAGGCTCATTGGGGAGAATGGGAGTGTAAGTTACAAGATGATGTAGCACAGTGGCAGTCTGGTAAACTAACTGATGCTGAAAAGAATCATATTACTCAGATACTTAGGTTATTTACCCAAAGTGATGTAGCTGTAGGTACAAATTATCTAGAGTGCTATATACCTAAATTTAAAAACAATGAGATTAGAGCTATGCTAACTAGCTTTGCAAACAGAGAGTTTGTACATCAAAGGAGTTATGCACTGCTTAATGATACTTTAGGATTACCTGAAGAAGAATATTCTGCTTTCTTAGAATATGAACAAATGAGAGATAAGATAGAGTTTATGACTGATATAGATGCTAATTCTATAGCAGGTTTAGGTAAAGCTATTGCTCGATCTGTACTTAATGAAGGCATGTCTTTATTCTCAGCTTTTGTTATGCTCCTCAACTATCAAAGATATGGCAAAATGAAGGGCATGTGTGAGATCGTAGAGTGGTCTGTAAGGGACGAAACGATGCACTGTGAGGGTATGGTACGTTTATTCAGAGAATACTGTAAGGAGCATCCTAGAATCGTTAACGACGACTTTAAAAAAGATATATATCAAATGTTTAGAGATGGTGTAGCTTTAGAAGATGCTGTTGTAGATACTGCTTTTGAAATGGGCAGTGTATATGGTCTTAAATCAGAAGATGTTAAACAATATATACGATATTTAGCAGATAGGAGACTTATACAAATAGGATTGAAAGGCAACTTCAAGGTTAAAGATAACCCATTGAAGTGGTTAGATTGGATAGTTAGTGGAGATACTTTGAAGAACTTCTTCGAGGGAGTGGTTACTGACTACAATGCATCTGGTATGACAGGTGATTGGGGTTGGGGTGAGCCAGTTAAGAAAGAAGAAAAGATAGCTGCTTAGTTATTCTAAAGCTTCTCTTGTTCTATCAAGACCATACAAATTATAATCTACAGCATCACTAAAATTACCTAATTCTTCATCAGGTATTTCAATCTTTGGATATAATTTCCATGCATCTTCATACCTAGAAGTATTAGCATAGTCATTAAAAATAGTTTTTCCTGGTGTAGTAGGTTCATATAGATCAGCTACTAATCTTCTATCATATGATGGTAATCTATTAAACCATCTCTTTGCTAGTCGATTTCTAGTTTCTGGACTGTTATACATATCTTTTTGTAATGCTAGTTCGGTAGCTTGTTGTATAGCTGCTCTCGTATAAAAGAGTAAGGTTCTTTTTTGTTGAACTCTACTCATTTTGCTATAACCTACTTGCTCATGTAAACTAGTACCAGGTGTTATTAGATCTTCTATAAGACCTTTTTGATCACCCACAAAATATTCTAATGCTTCTCTTCTAACTGCAGCATCGAATTTTCTATCACCTGTAGATCCAAAAACTCTAAATGCATTAAGATTTAATCTATTAAACTCTTGCTCTACTTTACCTGCTCTAGGTTCTATTCGTGAACCTTTAAATGCATCAAACAAATCATTACCTCTTATACTTGCACCAGGATCAAAAAATCTTACACGTTCTGGCAAGTCATTTTTTGTTTTAAGATATGG